AAGTCTGCGTCGTTAGTGACGACACATACCCAAGTTGCCGACGAGCCGTAGCCATCAGTTACGCCGTAATCTGATTGACGAACCCGTGAATGGTCACAACATCAGCAGTAGCGGCAAACGCACGAACAACAAGCGGAGTTGCGTTGCCTTTGATGAGAAGTCCAGGCACCACCGTCACCAAACCTGCTTCTGGAAGAACAGTGAGTTCAATCAAGTCATCTGGTGAAGTTGTGTCACCCCATTCAATCGTAAGTTTCACCGACGATGCAGAACTGTTCACGGCATACAACCAAATCTCGTCGTAGGTTGTTGCGGTTGCTGAACCAGTGTGAATCGTCGTACCAGCCGTCGCAGTAGCCGCAACCTTGATAGCACGACCATCAGTAGAGCCAGACAGTTTGACTTTCGTGTATGTTGCCATTTTGTCTCCTAACTAAATACTTGAACTTGAAGAATGTCTGCCCCACCAGCCGCAGTAGCCGCCCAAGCGATACCGTTCGGTGCAGTGCTATCGGCGGTGAGAACGAAACCATCGGTGCCTACCGACAAGATTGCTGGCGTGTCATCTGCTGATGCGGTGAGCAAATCGCCCTTCGCATTGAAGGTGACTGGCACGATGAGGTTGACCCACTGCGAGCCTGAATAATACTGGAGGGTATCGGAATCCTTGAGGAAACATAGCATCCCCTCGCTGAGCGTCGGCTCCCCCGTTCCGCCATACGCCGCATCACGAGCACTGGAATCGGCATAGACGGCGACCACTTGGTCTTGCACATACTGTTGAAGATTGGCGGCGGTGACAACATCACCCGCTTCCCAAAGATAAGCACCTGCTCCAGCCATAGTTCGTTCTAACTTACCGCATTGTCTGTGGACAGTTGACCTAAAGTGGGGTCGTCCAGCGTCCAGTAGTAGGCGATGTCTCGTACTGCGGTGCGAAAGGTGATGTTGTGTGCGGTCGGGGTAATCGTGTGGTTGATGCCCTCCAACGACAAAGTTTGGGTTAGGGAGTTAGGGGTTCCAACCGCAAACGATTTCTTCACCCGAATAACTGAACCGAGGTCAAGTGCCATGATTGTTTGTTGCGTAGGAACCGAAACACTAGAACCAGCAAAACTCAACGACACCGAATCAAACCGATACTGCGGGTCTTTGTACAAAGGCAACAAATAATCCGCCATCACCTGAGCATCAGCATCAGAACACAACAACCCGCTCAAACTCAACGCCGACACACCATAAGCCGCCTGACTGGTCGCATCATCCGCAATCCCAGGATTCACCGAGTCAATAGGCGTACAAACCACACGGTTGTACAACTGTTCCTGCCCATACATCACCGAAAGCGTCTCATAATCGGCATCCCCCGTACCATCATCCGAAAAGAAAAACGGAGTAGAAACCAAAACCGTTCCCAAACGATTAGAAAACCTGAGAGTGCCATCACCCTTCATAAACAAATAACCTTGCTCAGTTGCGGCAATGTCCTGCAAATAATCCAACAACACCGTCTGGTCAGGAATCGGCTCCGTATCCAAAGTAATCGTCCCAGAATCCAAATCGGTCGCATCGGTGTAGTTCACCTCAGGCAAAGCCAACAAAGTAGTGATGCGGGCACCCCCCAACTCTGCGGACGGCGTGTACTCCTCAAGACGGGCATTAGCCAACAACACGAAATCATCAGCCGCTTCAATGGTCACGGTAGACCGAGAAATCGGTGTAGAAGTTGGCTGGAACTCAACATCTATGTCCGTGATACGACCAGTAAAAATCTGGGTTGAATCGTAAAACACTTTTATCGTCCGCCGAATCGTCACCCCCGAAGTGCCCAACAGCGGGTCGTAATACGGTGAAGCCGTGTTCACGGGGTCATACTTACGGGACTGGTCGTACAAAACAATCGTGCAAGTACCAGCCGAAAACTCATCCAACTGCGTAGAACGACCACGGTTGATGGCGATTTCTTGCACATCCTCAGTGATGTCTACGCCGACGCCTGTGTCATACAACGCCGCCAACGGGTCATCCAAAGTTCCATAACCCTCCGTGTTGTCCAACTCAAACCCAGCAATGAAACCAATGTCAGCGGTTACCTTGTAGGTGCCGCCCCACGGCATAGTCCTACTCATGTTGTTGTTACGGGAATCTTGCCGTTCTTACGAGACCAACGCTTCAACTCATTCACAATCGCATCGCCGACGCTCTTCCCGTCCGTCCCCATACCAGCGTTCACTGTCAAGTTGATAACCGTCTGACCACCCATGTTCCCCATACGATTCAACGGAATAACCGCCTCGGGACCCGCCTCACCGATAAGCCCGAGCGTAGGTGCCGTCACAAGACCACCTTTTGCGAACGGAGCAAAACTGATACCAGTGAAGTCATACCAGAACTTCGGAAGGTCCTCAAGCGATGTCATTCCCAATGCGCCCTGTGCGGCAAGGTCAATAGCACCCTGCAAATCTGCCGCCGATTGGACTATTGGTGCTGGGAGTCCAGTAACCCCGCCGCCACCACCTCCACCACCGCCACCATCGGCAGGCTTGTTTGGGAGACCTTTCAGAATCGCATCAAACTCGCCTTGAACTTTCTTCAGATAATCCTTCAACTGAGCAACCGTCATGTCAGCAAGCGTCTCGTTCAAGGTTTCAATCTTGTCCTCAATGCCTTGAACAATCTGAGTCGCCAAATCAAACCCAGTCTTGTAGAAAGTATCGTTCAACAAAGTTGCAAGATTGTCCGCCTGACCCCGAAGCGACGACTCCAACTCGTTCATCTGACGAACGGTGTCAACCCCACCCTTCTCAATCGCCAAGGCAATCTTGGAACCAGCCTCAACACCAGCCTCCAACACCATCCGAATGTTGTTCGGCGACAATCCAAGAGCAACCAACCGTTTGATTGTGTCCGTGAACTTGGAAGCCTCATTTGCCTTGCTTGCCAACGCCGCAATGAAATCGGCACCCAACTCTTCACCAATCGTGAAGAACCCTGAAGCAACCTTCTTGCTGGAATCCTCAGCCATCTTCTGCAAATCGCCAAAGATTTTGTTGACCTCAGAAATCGCATCGCCAGAACCACCCAACAACTCCTCAGCGAACCTGACCCCAGTTTCCGCCCCCATCGCTAACAGTTGGTCAACACCTTCCTTGCTCAAACCACGAGCAACCAACTCATCCAACTGAGACGAAAACTTGATTGCCTGCTGATACTGCGCCCGCAACCTGTCCAATACCGACTTTTGTTTCTCTTGCGCCGTAGTCGCCTTGGAAGTAGCCTCACCCAACTGTGTTTGAGCCTGCGTAACCTTCTCCAACTGTTTCGCCGCTTCCTCATACGCCTCACGGCGGGCTTTACGACCCTGAGTTGTCTCCGCCTTACCCAACAACTCCTCATACAACGCCTGCTCTTCATTGACCTTGGCTTGAGCATCAGCCACCGACTCATTCGCCTTAGCAATGTCCTGAGCCACCGACTCATAACCAGACAACGCCTCACTAAACGACACCGCTTTCGTCAACGCATCACTGACCGACTCCGTGTACGACTTCAACTCATCCTTCGCCTTCGTAATACCGTCATTGTGTTCCTTGACCGCTTCCTCAGCCTTGGTCATCGCATCGCCAAACGAATACGCCCCATAGATAGCGGAAGTGGTTGCACTCCGCATGTCATCCATCGCCTGCTTGTATTCCTCCATCCGTTCCCGAGCCTTGACCAACGCCTTCTCCGCAACCTCCATAATCTTCTTGCGAAGTTTCTCCTTTTGCTTCTCCAACTCAGAAGCCGCCTTAGAAGCCTTGTCGGTAGAACCGTTGAACTTGTCAAAACTGTTAGCCGCACTGATAGCACCTTGTTTGCCATCCTCCAACTGTTTGATAGCCGCCTCCATGTTGGCGATAAACACCCGTGCCATACGGCTACTTTCGGCATCTCCCTGTTGCATAAACAACGCCAACGACTTTGTTGCCGCAACGATTTTTTCCTTGAATCGTGCAATGTCAACATCTATCTGAACAGTGATTTTGTCCAAACCAGCCAACACACCAAGCGACGACAGCAACGCATCAACCTGTTCCGTCTGCCAACCAGCCGCTTCGGCACCCGCATAAAACTGTTCCACGGCAGATTTTTGGAACCTTGCCACATCCGCCGTGTTACCACCCAACTGAAGAATCGCCGCCGAGTTCTCGGTCAAAGTGTTGAACAAATCCATTCCCGACTTGGCAAACAAATCGGTATTTCCTCGGGTGTTCTTCAACCCCTCAGCCAACTCCGTAGCCTGCTCCCTCATCTTTGTCAACGAAGAAAGAGTTTGATTCTTGTCAAACCTGTCGCCATACAGTTCCTTGCCGAACGCTTCAGCCGACACCTTGCTGTCATCACTTGCGTCTTTCAACTTGTTCAAGTTGCCAATCAAGACCAAAGTTGACTGACTTTCTTTGTCAAGACTCTCCTTTACACGCTTGTGGGCTTCCTCGGACGCACGAGCCGCCGCACTCAACGCCGCATACTTTTTGGCAAAAATGTCTTGAACTTGTTGCGCCTCCTCAAGCGTGTCAATACCGTCAGCCAAAGCCTCATTCTTTTCAATCTCGGCAATCGTGTAGTCGTAAGCCTTCTTGCCCAACTTGTCAATGCCTGCCAAATACTTCATGTTTTCCATGACATAAGCCCCAGGGTCAGTGGACTTCATCAAATCATTGACCTTCTTCAGATTGTCCGCAAAATAGATTTGTTGTTCAGACAAACCAGCGGTTTTCTTCATAATGCTGTCAATGTTTGCCCAGCCACCCTGATTCTCAACAATCGTCAAAAAGCCATCCAACTCGTTGCTGGAGAACTTCAAGCCAGACAATCTCACCATCTCAAGGTTGAACTTGCGAATAGAGTCTTTGCCTTCCCCAAAAGCCGTGAACGCCCTGTCGGCATCAGCACCAATCACATTCAACGCTTCGCCCATTTCGTTAGCGGCGTCAGAACCAGAAGTCAATACCGTTGTCAAATCTTTTTGACCTTGCACGAACTCGTTGATGACCTTGATGTCACCCTTCATCGCATACAACTGGTCTTTGACCGATTGCGTCAACTCCTTAGTCCGTTCCTCCGTAGCCTTCTGCTCCTTACGCCACGCCATGAAGATTTCAATACCCGCATAGATAGCCAACAACGGCACCATGCTCGCCATCAAACTGACAACCGCCGCTTTGAGGGCAGTAAAACTTCCTTTCAAGGCATACAAAAGGGCTTGGAAAGTAGAAATAGCCTTGCCGCCTTGCGACATCGTTAGGTTGTAAGCCTTTTGTTCGGCAATAGCCATCCTGAAAGCAATACCCATTTGCTTCATGCCAGCAATCAGTTGCATCACACGCTGATTTGCCATGATGGCACCAACCACAAACTTCTTCACCAACAACAAACCAACAATCGTCAACACTGGTTTCAACATGGCAACCGCCCCAGCCACCGCCCTAAATCCCTCCGCCAAACCACCCAACACCGTTGACAACACAGGACCAAACGCATCAAGCAAACCAGTAGCAAAATCAGCCAACAAAGCAATCATCTCAGCGAACGAAGCACCCAAAGCAAGAACCGCAGGAACCAACGGCGTCAATGAAGCACCCACCTTCATCAAAGACTCCCGCAACTTCGGTGACAAGGCACTCAACAAAAACACTGCCGTCAGCAACGGATTGAACGAGTTGACCAACTTCCCGATAACAGGAAGACCGCCCAACAACTTCCGACCAGCAAATGCCGCCAATCCAGAACCAACCGCCGTAACAATCGGCAAAAACTTCTTGAACTGAGCCGCAATGTTTTCAACAGACTGACTACCAAAGTCCAAATCCTTGAAGAAACGATGCCCACGAGCCAACAAATCCGACATCGGTTGCAACAAATCTTTCAGCGCAATACCCAAACCCTTCAAGATGTTGCTAAAAGCACCGCCTTCACGAAGCGACTCGGAAAACGATTTCGTCAAATCGTAAGCCGCTTTTATCATCGGACCAAAACCTTGGAGCAACGCATTGCCCATCTCCAGTTTGATGTCGTTCTGCAAACGGGCAAACGACCTCAACACTTTCCCAGGCTCCGTCATCGCCGCTTCATAGAGACCAGCGACACGGGTGCCCTCATCCATAATCAAGTTGATTGTCGCCTGTTGACGCTCTGTTGCAGTCAGTTGCGTAGCGTTCTTGCCAAGCGTCTTGGCATACATGGCGTAACCCTCGGAGGCATAACGGGAAATACCAGCCGATTTCAACAAGATTGACGAACCCGTTTGGATAGCACGAGTCAACAACTCGGCGGTATCCGTAGAGTTCTTCTGACTGATGACAGCCAAGTCCTGAGCAACACGGGCAACACCCGCCGCTTTAGACAAATCAAGATTGTTTTGAGCGAACTTTAGGGCAATGTTTTGAGCGGCATCCATCTCAATGCCGTTCTTGCGGATTGCCTTGGCGGCATTGTTGATGACCGTAGCCCCGATACCAGTGGATTTACCAACCGCATCTATGGCAACTTTCAACTCCGAAACTTTTGCCGCAACACCAAAAGCATCTTTGCCGTAACGAATAATCGCATAACCAGCCGCACCCGCCGCCGCACCCAAGGCAACAAGCCCCTTAGTTGTCGGCGTTAGTGCCTTTTGGAAACTTCTGAGCGACGCCTGAGCGGCATCCATCGGCGTAATAAAATCACCAGCGTCGGCAACAAGCCTCGCCCTAACTTCAATGTCCTCATCAGCCATCGGTTACCATCACCTCCTTCGTTTGGAGGCTTTCTCCGCATCGTGAGCCTTCAGCCTGTAGTACGCCGCCCACTCCACAATCTCCGCTGACGAGATAGGGGTGTGCCCACCCCCGCCGTACAAAAGTTCGTGTACCGTCCGACCAAGTTTCTCGGCAAGGTCGTACAAGAACCTGCGTTCTGGATTGACTAGGAGCCTTTTCCCGCTTCATCTACCGCCTTCTCTCCGAAACCAGACAATCGCATAGCGACTGCCACGATTTTGTCTAAGGCGGCTCCCGACTTGCCCATGACAACATCTTTGTCCGATGGGTCAAACACTTGTTCACCCGTCTTGGGGTCAAACACACACTGGACGACGATTTCAGGCATCATTTTCCTGAAGTCAATCGCACCATTGTTATCTGCGGCATCCTGCGAAATAGATGCCCGAGCGGCACCCGACATTCCACGGATTTCAACTTCCACACCCCACTCGTCAATGTTGACAAGTTCTCGCTGGGTGTCGTCTACTGCAATAATGCGGTCACGAAGGGACACGGTATTCTCCTATGTTGTTGTTGGGTTATTTATTGCTTACCAAGTCGTTCGGGTGATTTGCCCTGTTACTTGGAAATCTGCCGAGGCGGTCACGACATCACCGACCGAAGCCGAAACTTCGTAGGAGGTCATAATGCACTCGCCTGTGTACTTGACATTACCGCCAGTGGAACCAGCAGGACCGTACTCAAACGAGAGCGTTGCCGAGTTGCCGACAACACCAGCAAGGTATCCGTCAGCAGTGGCGTCAAACTTGCCCGAGATGCTGATGGTCGCATCCGACAAACCGACGATGTAGGTCTTTGCCGAACCAGCAACACCGAAGGTCGTGGTCTCAGCGGTTTCAATGTCACGGGGGAAACCGATGTCGTCCAGATAGGCGGAGAGGTCACGAAGCGTGCCGCCCGAGTCGTCCAACTTGAAAACTGCTGACTTACCGTGTACAAATGCCATGATGGTTATTACTCCTTAGCGTCGTGCAAACGCCATTGTGAAGGTGATTGAGCCTGTACCGCTTGCCGTGTATTCGGCTCGCAAGTATCGGTTGACGGTGGTGCCTGTTGCTACAAGTACCCGTTCCGAAGTGGTGACCGTGGTTGCAACGGTCGTAAATGTGGCGAGGTCAGCCCAAGTGCTGTTGTCAGCCGAGTGCTGTACCTTGAAAACCGTGTCGTTGTCCATCGTGTTAGCGGTGACATGCAACTGGGCGATACCGCCGTTAGCCGTTGAAGCCGAGTTGTCCTGTGCGGTGCCGTTGCCTGTAGCCGTAACTGCGGCAAGAGCCACAAGAAGAATCGCATCGTCCGCCCCGCCGTCAGCCTGAGCATCGTAGGAAACCGAAACGACATCACCCACTGGAGCCGAAACCTCGTAGGAGGTCGTTTTGGCTTGGAGGATGTAACACCCGTTTCCAGCGGCGATACCGCTTTGAGCGAAAAGAACTGGGGCGAGCGTGTCGGAGCCGATTGAGGCGGTCAACACTTCGTCTACTGCACTGGCGGTACCGTCAAACAAACCCGAGGCAGACAGAGTGGCGTCACGCAATCCGACGATGTAGGTTTTGGCTCCGCCCGCAACACCGAACGCCGTTGTTTCTGCGGTCTCAATGTCTTGTGATACGGAACCATCGTTGAGGAACGAGGTGAGCGGATTTGCGCCGTGAATGACTGCGGCGTCCTTACCGTGAATGAAAGCCATTACTTGACATCCTTTACAATCGCATCAACGACGACCGCTTCCTGAATCGGCTCGGGGTCTTTCGTCTTGGGGTCAAGCGGTTCAATGATTCCCTGCTCACGAAGCCACTTGATTGACTTCGGGGGTAGGTCTTCCACGACAGCACCGACTTCCGCACGCTTGTTCGGCGGATAACTGATTCCTTGTAGAACCTTGTACTTCGGCATTTCGCTCCTAAGTCGTATGGGCGTGTTCGCATCCCCGACTTTCACCCGACCACTAGGGCACGATGGGCGATGCCGAGGTCACGAGGACACGATGACAACGCCGAGATTACAACCGATACAAACCACACCAGCCCTCAACAGGGGTCTAGTTCTTTATGCCCCAGTGGGCGAGTCCGCCGTTATCCAACAGATACTTGGCAACCTTCAGGTTGCAATCCAACTTCACCAAAAGTTCTATTCCGCCACCACAAATCTGTTTCGTCACCGTCCGCCAAGTTGAGTTGATTTGCAAAAGCCCCGAGTCATAAGAGCCATCCTTGTTCAATGCCCACACGATGTTGCCAGCATTGTCAAACTTCGCATTGACCGCTTTCTTGCGACAACGGCTTTCCCGATAAGCGATGTACGAAAACACTTCAACTGGCTTCAATCCGTATTCAGCGAACAGATGTTCGTATTCGGGGCATCGCCAAGCACCTTTGGCTACCTTGGCAACGGTCGTT